GACAAATGCTTTAACCAGATTAAGCTATATCCCCTAGCGCATATAAACTTGCAGAATTATTCCGCATATATGTACTAGGATAGCTACGATGCCGATCCAGATTATTGTCTTCATTTCCCGCCTTTAATTAATTTTTCAATGCAAGATACGCAAAAATTTTCAAGTACGCCTTTTGAGTTAATACGCTCTACGTATTTTGGATTTTCGCAAAAATTACATTTCATAATATTAGTATACCATAATCCTAGTCAACTGCTTTATTTCTAATTATGAATTTTTTATTTAGCTTTTGTATATTTGATATTTCTTCTACAGAATTATAAATGTTAGCTTGATGTGAATTGCTTGCAAAACACTCTTTTCTGGCAATATCCCTTTTTGCATTAATTTGATCTTGAGTCATAAATTCTATTTCTTTCTTATATGCATTAGGCATAGGCGACTCTACATACATTCTGATAAATACCTTCTCGCCATTTTTAGTTCCATATACGCCATGATAATGCAATGAAGAAAAGAACATAGCGTCTCCAGCTTCTGGGAAATACTCAACTGGTTTATCTATCTCATAATACTCTACGCCATTATCTGTAATCTTTCGTTCTGCCGTTTCCATATCTATAAATGCTAATCCGCCACCTTCAAAATCATCGTATGGATATACGTTTAATGTAAATGCATGTGGAGTAGAACCCCAAAATGGAGTTCTGTCTATATGATATCCATTTATAAAGCCATCGTCTCCATAGCTGTCAGCATAGTCTACAATAAGTATATCTGCAGGTCCCCAGCCATGTGAATCAGATACTTCTTCGTGTGTTGCTGGTATATTATAGTTTGGCTCTATATCTAAAGTCTTTAAATATTCCATGTCAAGGTAATTGTCTTTGTAATAATTAATACATTGAGTATATATGCTTGAAAGCTCTTTAATAATCTCTCCAGGTTCGTTGTCTAGGCTTCTAGTTTCCCATGTGTCTAAAGTTGTTTTAGAACCTGATATGCCCCAGTCCATCCAATCCGTAAACAGCTCATGTTTTTCTGTTTGAGATTTTTTAATAATGTTATAAGTTCTTTTTGGATCTTTTAATACATTCTTAAATACAAGAACTCCCTTAGTCAATTCAAAAGCATCAAACATTCTTGACTACACAAACTATTTGATTATCATTTCCACCATTGCCAATTTCTTCTTTTGAATTATAAATTCTGCATTGCCAACCGAACTTAGCAAATCCTTCTTTTTCTTCTTGTTTTAAAAATTCATTAAATTCTTCTTCTGACATTGATGCTTTTTTGTCAAACCATTCTTGCTTAAATGATGCTGTTAAAAATTGACGAACATAAAATTTATTTCCTACAACTGGTAATACCGCATGGAATACATCTGTTCTAAATAGCAGACCATCTCCAGCTTCCATCTTGTATCTAACTGGAGGATCGATCATTAAACATTCTCTCTCTACACCAGATTCGTCTGTATAAGTTGATTTTTCTGCATCTTCTGTATTGATAATTAATATATCTCCGCCTTCGTAATTATCATTTGTATAGATATTAAAATTAAATATATGTGGAGTTCCGCCAAACCAAGGCCTTCTGTCTTGATGATATTCCATTGACAATGGTTTTGATTTGTCTGTATTTTCTGATTCTAAAATTACAACATCAGCCGTGCAGTATGTTGGATGCTTTCTGGCTTCTTCCATGGTTGTTGGAATATTAGGGTCTTCGTCTATTAGATTAAAGTAGTCTTCGTTTAAATAATTTTCTTTATATATCTTCATTACATTCCAGAAGATGTCTAGAAACTCTCTTAGGTATTCTCCGCCTTCATTTTGGCAAACTTCGTAAGATGGGTCTTCATAAGGGTAGGCCTTTGAATATTGACCCCATGGACGCCAGTCTTCCCAGTTTCCAAACCACTGGTCATTATTGGTTTTAGAGCGTATAATGAAATCTTGGGTCGCAGCTGGATCCTTTAGTGTATTCTTAAAAAGGATGACATCTTTGGTGAGTAGTCTATGTTCCATGATTTTCCTGTCGCTAGAATATAATTATAGCATTGGTTGTATCACTTGATCTTAGGTCTTAGGTCTTACTATATATAATATATTTAATATTTATTGATTTACTGACCCCCCGACCCCCCTAGAAAAGTATAACATTTGTATTTTCGGTGTCAACCCCGTTTTCAAATTTCAGAAAATGTTAATATATTTTTAATTTGTACGATACACATATTTGAGAGAAACGGACATTTAGGATAGACCGCCCATAATGAGCGTGTGCATGGGATCTTTGTGGTGCAAATCACATAGGTTTGCAAAGATTTATTTCGACACGCCCGAGAATAGGGGTATAAATGTCAGTGCCCCTTGCTATGATTAAGGTATAAAGAAAGTAAGAAAGTCTTACTAAGAAAGGTTAGGTCAAAATGACTAACAGAATTTGGGAAAGTCTAAATGACTACCAAGTAGAATTAGACGCTAAGCGTCTTGGCTATGTATCCTGCTCAGCAGGTTGTGGCAGAGTAACCGCTTGGACACTCTGCGTAATGTGTGGCGGTAACTACGCCGAGCATAACACGCTAGGTGTGAGGTAACTCACACTAGACACTAGCCCTAAATGGGGCTAAATGTCAGTAGCCCATGATAAGGTTACACCATAACTAAATAAGGGTATGAGCCTAGCAAATAATCCGTAAGGTGAGCCTAGCGAATAAGACCCCCTAACAATTACTAACGAAAGAAGAATAAATAAATGTCATACGCATACAACACACGCACTAACTCTATCTCTAAGTGGGAGACTATCCAAGAAGATGTAGCAGACGCATACGCATACTTAGATGAAGAAGTAGAGCAGGACGAAGATGAATTAGAAGATGAATTAACAGATGAGCAAGTAGATGCACTACTAGCAGAAATGGCAGAGGTAGCGTAATGGGTTACATAGAATTATTCCGAATGGATAACGAGGGTGCAGGGTGGGTATCACTAGATAACGCAACACCAGATGAATTACTAACTATTGAAATTGGACTACTACAAGAGGGAGCACTATAAATGACTATCACCTACACACTATGGCAAGGTAGCCAACTACTAGCCGTTAATCAAAAGGCTAGTAAGCCCGAAGAAATCTTAGCGGTAATCGCTGAACTAAATAAACTCGGTAAGGGTTTCACTTATAACATTAGAGAAGTAGAGGTAAAGTAATGACGATTAACGGAGTAGAATTATCACTAAACGAATACGGATTAGAGTTTGATAGTTTCTTAGGGGCTATCTATCTACCTTGGCACACTATTATTATCACCGCCCTACTAGTAACCGCTTATAAGATTTATAAGAGAAAGAAGAATAAGTAATGACTACTAATCGCCTACTAACTACGCTAGTGCAACTAGGTATCGGTATCCCCGCCCTGCTTATGCTACGCCTTGTAATAAAAGACCTACTAGAGAATGGATTAGAATAAATGCTAAGCAAGAAACACTATATCGGTATCGCCGAAATTCTTTCATCTTATAAAGATTTAATCGGTGATGAATTTACCTATCATGATCTAGTAGAGGACTTTGCGGGATACTTTGCAGAGGATAATCTTTTATTCGATGCACAGAGATTTGTAGACGCTTGCAATAAATAAAAATAAATAAACGGCGTGTCGGCTTGACAAAATCAAGCTGGCCCGCAAAGGCACGGGGTCGGGCGTGTCGTTACGACATTGTTACAGAAACCCTGAACTTGCACGGCGTGTCGATTTGACAGACAAATCGGACATTTAGATGTGACGCTTATCACAAGACCCACGCTCCAAATAATGAGACAAACCCTTGCAAAATTAACACTTTGTCAGTCCTATCCGCTATAATGTCTACTATAACAACAACGAAAGGAAGCCAAATGAATCTAGATGAATTCAAGGCTCATGTGTTAGCGACACGACAAGCCTCAAAAGCGGAAGCCATGTCAGTGCTATCTGCTACAATGTCCGTATCAACAACAACGAAAGAAGGTGCCACTAATGGCAACTAAACTCTACACAATCGAAAGCCTACTTGTAGGAAAAAACTATCGCTCAAACTCTCGCCACTTTTCAGGCGAAATCGTTTCTGCTGAGGCTCGCCCTGAAATTTACTATGGCGAAAAAACCGAAGCATTTTTAATCGAGGTCAGAACTGGCGGTCTGCGAAATAAATTCGCAACAATCGCAGTAAAGGTTGGTGAATAAATGGGAATGGTTAAAAATAGCCTTGACGGGATTTTCCTTTGCGATAATTGCGATACTCTCGCAACTGTATGGCAAAAAGGAAATACAATCGAAATAACAAAATGCGAATGTGTCACACTAGATTGGGAGAGCGACAATGTATAAAATAACTTTATCTTATGACGGAAATGCACCACACTGGCAACAAGACTATGCAAGCGAATTTGATGCGTGGAAAGATTTCTTTGCATTTGTTGATTGGGGATTTGCTAACGAATACTCAACTGTAAATTTATACAATTCAGAAATGAAATGTTTTACTCGCCACTTTTATCGTGAAGAAAGAAAGGTCGTAACTGTAAAATGACAATGACACGCAAACACTTTGAGGCAATTGCTGAAATTCTAAACTATAACTCAAACAAAACGCACCCTGCTGTATTTTCTAAAATGGTTTTAGATTTTGCGGAATTGTGTGCAAACGAAAATCCTAATTTCAATGTAACTAAATTCTATGAAGCGAGTAATTATGTCATTCCAAAACTCTCTACGAGATAAAGTTAAACGCATTCAGGAATTGCGTCGCAGTAATGCGGCGCAACCTGTTCGCAATAAAAAAACTTACACACGCAAGATCAAACATAAAAATAAATATGCAGAGTAACGCATAAATATGCAGCTGGCCCCCATATGTGCGGGGTCGGGCGTGTCGTTATGATGTGATGTAAATCACCCTGGAAATTTGCGTGTCGATTAGGAAATGTCAGTCCATCCTGCTATAATTCTCTCAACTACCAACGAAAGAGGTTCCTCATGGAATTATTTACCGTCGCTTGCTTGAACTATGAAATTTGTGGCGATACCGCAACTTTTGATTCTGTTGAAGAATATGAAATTTATGGCGATGACTATACCTGCGCCGAATGCTATGATTCCGAAGAAATGGAATTCTATGAAATTGGTGGCTGGGCTGATTCGGACGCTCTTGCGTCTGCTGGCCATGGCATGGATGAGGATTACTAATATGTCAGTGGCCAACGCTATAATTACCCCCATGAAACTTAAACGTTCTAATGATAGAAAGGTGGCTAACCTTGTCACAAAAAATGGAAAGCAAGCCGCAATTGCTAACACGTTCGGATTACCTGCAGGAAAAGACTATTCATGTCCTGGCGCTACGTCTATCTGCGAAAGTGTTTGCTATGCAGGCAAGCTTGAAAAGCTCTTCAAGGGTGTAAAGGTTAACCTGCTCCACAATTGGGAGCTCCTACGCAATGCAGACATGGAGACCATGTATCAATTGCTTAATGAAATGATTATTGATTTCAAGGCTGATTGTGTAAAGAAAGACGCCCCTATGCTATTCCGTATCCACTGGGACGGGGATTTCTTTAATGATTTCTATACATATGCATGGAAGAATGTAATCAATGAGCATGCGGATGTTCAATTTTGGGTTTACACACGTGTAAAGTCTGCAGCGCTTATTCTTAAGGATGTATCTAACTTATCTCTTTACTATTCCACCGACGATGAGAATAAAGAAATAGCATTCGATTTAAAAAAGAATTCTCAAGTCCGCCTGGCCTACCTAGGCAAGACATTCGCTTCAACCGAAGACACAATGAAAGAATTGACTGGCAAGCCTGGCGCTAAGTGTCCAGAGAATATGAAATCAATTCCACTTATTAGCAATGCAGGGTCCGCATGTGTTTCATGTGGCCTATGTGTTTATGGTAAAGCGGATATTAGATTTTCTGCGAGTAAAAAATGACGGACCTAATCGGATCCTTGATCGGAATCATATTAATTATGTTTTTAATTTCACCGATTGTATTAACGGTGTACATGTTGCATAGTTCTAAAATAGATATCGATAGAGACGGCCAGGATGATTTGCCGTATCGTTGGGATAATAAATAGGCTGGTAACCTACGGCGTGTCCCCTTGACAAAAGGGGACCGCTGCCCCCATATGTGGGGGGTTATCCACAGGCTTACGGAAGTTATCCACAGACCCTGAAAATTTGTGATTAATCTCACAAAAGCTGCGACACGCCGAGAATGGATTAGGTAATGTCAGTGCCCTATGCTAAAATACTCTTATTCAACCAACGAAAGGTAACAAATGTCTAATCTAATGAAAGTTCCACACACAGTTGAGTTCGAGGCAGTAATTGACTTGGATAAAATACCTGCACACTTATTGCCTGCGCTAATTGCACTTGATTCTTATTCTATTGAAAAGATGTGCAAAGGCGCAACACTACACGCACTTGGAATGTCTAATGTAATTCCACTTGCTAATGAAAATAACACTTGGGCTGAAGTAACAATTAAGGAGAATAACTAATGGGATACACAACAGCGTTAGCACTTGAAGAAGATTTATCACTAGAGGCTGGACTTGCTTATCACTTACAGGGTAATCACTATCCACCCGTTCCCGTCTCAATGGTGCAACCTTGCATAGATGCTATTGATGCGTTCTATGATGAGGAGTATAGTCGAGAGATTAATCTTCCTGAAGGTATCACTTGGCGAGGTCAAACTTCGTGCCCTGCGTCTGCAATAGTAGATGCTCACCACTTGGAGGCTTGGCTTCCACAATACGAAGACTAGGGGATCAAAACTAGGCGTGTGAGATTACTCACACGCTTAGTATCTCAAATAATAAGATTGGGCTTGATAAATGTCAGACCCTAATGCTACAATACTCACCTACAAGAAAGGAAGCAAAATGACAGTAAATGGATACACTTACAAGGTCGGTGATTTATTCACTACCCTAAAGTCAAAAAAGACAGGAGTAATCAAAGAGATTATTCCTAACGCATCTGGCTCGGTGCGTGTGTTGCTAGAAATGCCAACAAAGGAAACTCGTTGGACAACAGTTAGCGACACCGCCCTAACAGGCGCATAAGAAGGAGGCACACACCCAAAGCGGGTGCTAAGCCACGAAACAGGGGCAGTTTAAGAGAGTGTTCTCGCCCAATGTCGTAAGTAAGAACTCTCTCCCTTCGGGGAAATGTCAGACCCCCCTGCTATACTACAACCAACAACAACCAACCAACGAAAGGTAACACAAATGACAAGAGCAATAACAGTAAAGGTGGCAACACCAAAGGTAATCAAGGCACTAGAAACTCGTCTAGCAGAACTAGAAAAGAACTATGCCTCACAAGAAGCAAACGAAGCAAAGTTCCAAAAGAAGCACACCGCTTGGAAAAAGGAAATTGGCGATTGGGCTATCAAGAACTTCTCAAAGGCTGAGAACCTTCGCACAAACTATCGTTCTTGGAATAACACTCTTAATGTTGATTTTGACATCATCACAAAAGAGGGTTCTTTCCCTGCTGAACCTGAAAAGGACTACGAGATTATTCATCAGCACAGTTATCGTGAAATGAAAGAGGACATCTCAAATGCTCTCACAATTCTCAAAATGACAGATGAGGAAACAGTAAATGCTTCTACAATGAAGCAGATTGCTAAGTATCTCTAAATAATTTGGGGGGCAGAACTAAAGTCCTGAACCCAAACGACCTGAGTAAGTCGCCAAACTGCTCTCCCTTCGGGGACAACTACTAACAAAGGTAATACAATGGCAAATCGTTTCAGAGTAGAAATCTACGACGCAAACAAAATGAATGATGTAACTATTTATTCAGAGCAAGGTGTAGACAAAGAATATTTAACTGAATTAGTTTATTCTAATCTACGAAAGTTTAGCGGAAAAGTAAATGCTTATGTTTTTGATAACGTAAAGAAAAAGAAAACAACAGCAATGTTTCTTGATGAGCACACAGTAAATAAATACAACACAATTTAAAACACGGCGCTGCAGTTGGGAAATCCGATCTCAACTGCAAAGCTGCCCGCATATGTGGGGGGTTATCCACAGGTTTAAGACGGCTTGTGGATAACCCTGGAATTTTGTGAGATTTATCACACGGATCAATTCGGACATATCTCTAACAAGATAGACAAATGTCAGTGGCACCTGTTATAATTGCATCAACAACCAATCGAAAGGAAATAAATCCATGGCTCATAATCTAGAAATGGAAAACGGCGAAGTTGCTTTTGCTCTTCGTGGTGCACCTGCTTGGCATAATCTTGCCAATCGTATCTTTACACAAGATGAGGAAGTTACAACCGCAACAATGCTTGAAGAAGCAAAGTTAGCGAATTGGAATGTTCGCTTGTCTCCACTAACCGACCACATCTCAGAATCTTGGAATGATGTATCTAATGCATCTCTCGTGATTCGTGATAACCCATTCAACAAGGAAATAGATGTTCTTGCTACTGTTGGCAAGCGCTACAAGCCTGTTCAGAATGAAGAATTGTTTGCATTCGCTGATGCAATTCACGATGCCAATGCTGATTGCCGTTGGGAATCTGCGGGTTCTCTTAAAAAGGGCAAAGTTGTATTCGGCACTGTTGATATTCCTCGCACAATGGTTCTTGACCCACAAGGTGCCAATGATGAGACAAAGTTATATCTAATCGTATGGACATCACACGATGGTTCTGTTGCTGTTCAGGCAGCCGTTACACCTGTTCGTGTTGTATGCCAAAACACATTGAATCTTGCAATGCGTAATGCAAAGCAATCTTTCAAGATTCGTCACACTCAATCTGTTGAGGGTCGCATTCAAGTTGCTCGTGAAACTCTTGGGCTTGCTCTTGGATATTTCGATGAATTCGAAGTTCAAGCAAAAGCACTTTACTCACAAGCAATCACCGATGCTGAATTCTCTAAGTTGATTCAGACAATCTATCCTAAGCCAGAAAAAGATGCTAAGGGCGCAATCAAAAAGTGGGAGAACAAAGTTGTTCTGCTTGATGACCTTTATCATAACTCACCTACTAACGCTACAATCAAGGGAACAAAGTGGGGTGCGTTTAATGCACTTACTGAGCGCCTTGATTACTATCGTTCAGGTCGTGGCAATGGCGAAACACTTATGGCGGGTGCATCAGGGTTTGACCCAGTTCTAACCGCAGAAAAAAATAAGTTGTATCGCATGGTTGCAACTTTCTAAAAAAATAAATAAAAATCCTGAGCAAGATTTAAAACTGCTCAATATTTTTTTGATCTCATAGCTCAATTGGTTAGAGCGCTACCCTGTCACGGTAGAGGTTGCGAGTTCAAGTCTCGTTGGGATCGCAAAGAATAAATATGCATTGCATTGTATATTTATGCAGGCCCACATATGTGAGGGTGTGATTTTTATCATACGAGGAAGATAAAAAATCCCTGGAATTATCTTGTGCATGTCAGTGGGGTAGTGTACAATACTCCATATACAACAACGAAAGGTATAACATGAGAGATAGAACTAAAGGATATGTTGGCAACGTGCTCGACGGGAAAAAGCTTGCCATCATTGCAACTGAAATTGTAAAAGCACAATACAATAACCCAAGCGAACTAACAGTAGATAATTTATTGTTAATTGAACTAGAAGAGAAGAATGTATTTGGGGACCCCAAGTATGCAGTTGTATGCTCAGAGGGCGTCGGCTGGGAACAAGATGAATACGGTTGCCTAGAGATACCTACAAACATTGGTGCCATGGGCCTATACAATGGCCGTGTCTTTATTTCAATAGACAAGGTTAAGTCTTGTCAGACTCTATTCAAAGAAGATATATCAGATTACATTAGAACCTTTGGTGACCGTCTTGATCGTAATTGCTCTTTATGGCAATCCAAAATGTCAGTGGAACCTGCTACAATACTCGGATGACCAACGAACTAGTATCAAGTAAGTATACATTTGTCTGCGACCCAGATGAATGTGATTGTTTAATCGAATTAACATCATCTGATGGATTTGGATTCCCATCAGGTGTGACAGAACTCACATGTCCGTGTGGCCGTAAGACAACCTTATTGTCAGTGGAGCATGCTACAATTGCACCTTCAACAACAACGAAAGAGGAAACAATGGAATCAACAACAACTACAACACCAGTCCCCGATACATACAACTCTAACCTATTGGTTACCTACAAAGTAATCCGTGGCTATTCAGATGCAGAATATGCAACTGATAAGGTTGCCAGCATTGAGTGGGACCTGCATAATGGACGTCAATCACAAAAGCGTGTAACCACTCTTCTATCTAAAATTGATGCCGTCAAAGATATTATCACTGAAGCATACGGCGATTCAGAAGACCAAGAAACACTTCGTTCTATTGCTGAAGCGCTTGATATTGCTTTGACTAGAACAGTTGAGTGGTCTGCAACAATTGAAGTTAGTGGAACAATCGATTTAGATTTGCTTGCTGACTACGACACAGATGTAGAATCAGAAATCTATGACAATCTAACTGTTGATACAAATAACGGTAACATTGAAGTTATCGACCAAGAAGTAACGAACGTTCGTGAGAACTAATGTATTTTGAACTCACCGCTCCATCTCAGGTAGCCTTTGCGAGGGCTATCTGGGATGCTGAGTTAATTGGATTAGACCCACAAACAATTGCACCGTTGACATTCAACATTGGAACTGGTAGCATTGAGAAAGTAAGTAAGATTCGTGATAAGTATAATCTAAAAGAGACTTATACATCAGACTATGAACCAACAGGATACACAGGGAGATAAAATGTCAGACTATAAAGATGGATTTGATGACGGGTATAAGTTTGCTCGTGAAGAGATTATGGAGAAGTTAGCAGAGATTGACATTGCTGACATCGACTCTTGGATTCTTGACCGTCTTTCTGAGATGATCGAAGGTGGCAACCTGTGATGGCTGAATGGCTTAAGTGTGACCAGTGTGCGGCCCAAGCTATGTGGGAAGCAAAGAAAGACGATATGTCTCTCTATTTTTGTGGACATCACAAAAATAAACAGGGTGAGACCCTTGTGGACTGGGCCCAAGAAATGATACAATTACTCAACTACGAAAAAGAAATGGCGGAATAAAAATGGGAGACAGAGCAAACTTTGGTTTTAAGGACCGTAAGGGCGATACAGTATTTCTATACGGGCACTGGGCTGGACATCGAATGCTAGAGAATTTGGCAGATGCAGTAAGCGCTGCAGAGCCACGTTGGGGCGATGAAGAATATGCAACACGTATTGCTATCAGTCATTTAGTTGGCGATGAATGGAAGAGCGAAACAGGTTGGGGCATTAGTATTAATCGATTAGCGGACAACGAGCACAAGGTACCTATTATTAATTGGGCCGCTAAAACATTTACATTAATGGAAGAGGACCTAACCACGGAAGTGTTTAGCATAACCTTGGATGCATTCGTCACCAAGTATTCCAGTCAACCAAGTATGGTATAATTAATCTAGGACCTAGGTCCTGGTTTTAATAAAGAATATGATATGGTGCGGCTAGTTAAGCGTGTCCCGCAAGTCGCTAAGTAAAGCGGATCTATTCCTTTCGTTGGAGATCCAGGCAGCCTTATCATTAGCTCCCCCGTGCAAGCGGGGGAGTATTTTTTTTGCCCACAAAAGACTGAGGGTAACATAATTTGTTTACGACGTCAATTTAAAATCGCCTGAATTTCTGTGATCTTGACCACATGCATACAAAATGTGGTGTGACTCACACCAAAATAGTATTCCATATGTCAGTGGGTCAGTGTATAATAATCACATATCAACGAAAGGATATATTATGCCAAATTGGGTATATAACGGTTTAACTATTGAGGGAAATCCTGACCAAGTTAAATCTTTAATTAAACAGATGAATAAGCCATTTGTTCAGTATATTGAGCCACTGGGTGATTTATCATTTGGGATTAAGCAGCGTAAGTATGTTAATCCTATCTTTGCTTTTCATAATATCTATTCTCATCTAGACCATGGTGTATCTAATGAGACCTATTGGGGACAACCGCCTCGTAAAGAAGACTCTTCATTTGCCGACTGGATGAAGTTTGAAACTAACGATTGGTATAACTTTAATAATCGTGAGTGGGGAACTAAGTGGGATGTGGCTGTAGCCGAGGACGATAAGTATCCTAATACAACTATTCAAGAAGCCGAGAATGGCGAGAACTATGTAGTCTATTATAGTTTTGAAACTGCTTGGTCTCGTCCGCTTCCTGCCATATCTAAACTATCTGCACAGTATCCAACATTACTCTTTACTTTATCATATGAGGAAGAGACAGGCTGGGGTGGAGAAATGGAATTCCTCCGTGGTGAAGTTATCTCAGAATCAGAATATGAGAACATGTGCCGTGATTGTGATTCAACAGACACAATGGAATTCTGTGAGGATTGCGAGAATCAAATCTGTACTAAATGTAATTGGCTAGGGGAGGCTGACCTAGATTCTGTCAAAGAATGTCAGACCCATGCTATATACTTAGACACTAAAGTACCCGAATATCGAAAGGCGGAAGTAAATGGCTGAACTATTTATAGACACAATAGCAGAGCACATTACAGGTGCAATGCAACAGGAAATTGGAGAAGCGCTATTTGACCAATGGTCTTATAACAATTTGGAGGAAGGAGAGGCATATGCTGAATTTAGATTTATGGAATATGCTTCTCGTGAATTAAAGCAACAGTATAACGAATACTATGGCTATATTGAGGGAGATGAGTTTTTACTATGATGTTAGGATATACTGCAGAGGATTTAGATCGTATGACTAATGCTGTTCATGACGCAAAGCTTTTCTATCTTAGGACCCCGTCCGATTTAATGGACAAGGAGCCTTTGAGGAAAGACCTGGAAGACGCTGTTAGTTTCTTGCAAGGTCTATGGGCGGAGGGTTACTTTGACTAGGTCATCAAGTTTTATGGAGTATCTAAAGATACATCTAATTAGTTTAGAACAAGACTTAGAACAGATTGATTATGTAAATGGTCATCATTTCTATAGAGTTAAACAAGCAGAGATTGAAAACACCAGGCACATTTTGTCAGTGGCTACTGATATAATGAACTCTTCAAACGAAAGGTATAACAATGAATAGAACAGACATTGGGCTCCCGCCCCACTTACAACGCATGGTCAACCTCGACATGGACGGTGCAGATATTCTGCACGGTGAACTAAAGGTACTAATGGTTGAAGCAGAAAAGCAATTGGAATATGCAACGGAAGCCGAAGAAGAATCAGGCGAAGCCATGGATTCCATGGAACGCAAATATTGGGAAGGCGTCCTTGAAACATATGGAGAACTATATGGTCTTACATATGACATAGCATTTGCTAAGAACGATAAACTAATTAGAGATATGAAGGAGCACGTAAATGGCTGATATGGACCTACAGGAAAAAACTCGCATGCTTGATACTTACAATGAGATTGAAGATATCATTGCCAAGATAACTAAACTTCCCGTTGGCCTGCCCCTTGTTTGGGTGTATGCATGGGATGTTGCACGAGACCTATACACAAGCATTCAAGAGGGTGCTGAAGAGGAATACTGTGTAACTGAAGACATTGAGGACGTGTGGCAGATGTTTTGGGAAGACGCAGACAAGAATGGCTGGTCCCTAGAGTATGGCGCAGAAGACCTACACGAGGGCATACGGGACTGGATGATAGACCGACAGATAATCGATGAGGTGCCCGAAGATGATGAGGAGGAAGAAGATGAAAATGAGTGACGTATACATCAATGATCAATTAAACAAAGCGCAGCAATTGTTGTGGGGTGGGTCCGAAACTGAAAATATTGAGGCCCATAACATCATTGCTAAATTAATTAAAGATCGTATTGAACAAACAGATCTTTCGTGAGGGCCAAATTTTTTCCTTACGGTTGCAAAAGAAAATAGCCTGAAACCTATTTACAATATCGTGAATAGTTGATATAATAAATAAAACATCTCTTGAAAGGGGATAATCAAATGGCAACAAAGCGTGAATATCTAAAGCAGCAAGGCATTACAGTAGGCGTCCGTGGACGTTTCTCAGGAGCAGCTAAGGTAGCTCTTGCGGAGGCGGAAGCCAAGGGCATTAAGTTTACTGCAGAAGTTCCAGCAGGCAAGGCTAAGTAAACCAGGGACGGGGTCAGGGCTTCGTTGGTCCTTGACCCCCTCTCTTATTTTTGGTATAATCGACAGTTAGGCGGAAGGCGGAAAATATGGGTAAGACACCTGAAATCAAAGTAGCACAAGCAATAGTTAATCTAACAGAAGACCATTGGTTTAATCCAGCAATCTTCGGGAGATATCTAGCAGAACAGCCGATGTATACCATTGACCGAATTATGGAAATGGTTGCCTCAATCATATCCGAACAATCTAAGATACATGGAGTTCATGGCTATACATCAGAAGGTTTGATGTTAGCAGTTGAATTAAATGAATGTATCAAGGCTTACCAAGAAGTAACACAATTAAATAATCTAAAACTTCCTGCCCGTTCTTTTACAATTAAAAAGCGGGAGGAACCAATAGTAAGACAAGGGTTTGGATGGAGAGAAGAAGAAGATCCATTCAGTCTATAAGGCATATACAATGAGAGATCGAATGCCTGGTTAGATAGATAAACATATCTAGCCCAAATTATCCACAGGGTTATCCACATCCTGTGGATTTTTTGTATGTGTGGGAATGAGGGCCAAATTTTCCATTTACGACAAGCTGATCTAAACGCCTGAAATTTCTAAGAAGTGGGCCAAATTTTACATTTACGAAGGCTTGACAGAATCCCTGAAATTTGCTACAGAATATGTCTAAATAGATAATTATACATTATGAATGTCGACAAATCTGTAGAGAATATGGCAAAATAGATCAAAATTCCTCATAAAATCCCTTGACAAATATGGATCAATATGCTGCTATATATGTCCAAATTGTCCTATTGACATTACGTTAAGGATATGGGATGCTCAATTACATATGTATGTTTAACTATATATATCTATAGTATATGATATGTTATCTATAGTATAAATTCTCCACAATGCTCCACTTTACTCCACTATATAAGCCTTCTAAGGGCTATTAGAGAGGAGATAAATGGGAGGGGGATATAGGAGTTAGCTGCTTATGTGCTCTATTTACAAGACATGCAGTAATAGGGAGCACGAAGGTTATCTGGACTAATATATCCTGATCGAGCACATTTGGCACATGTAGCTTTAATTAGATCAGATTGTTCTATATCCAGAGTAAAGGATCGAGTGTAGTATATCTTAGTTGCATACCATGTAATGGCTATTAGTAGTATTTCTATCATTTCTTGGCCTTCCCGCCTATTAATTCATTTACTGGCTCTTTGGACCAATGTATATATGATCTAATATAGACTATGGCATAGGCTATAGCTGCGAAGATGAATCCATATTGTTTAGTAGTAATAGCGTATATGATCCATAGGAACTCATTGAATAGTAATAGTAGCCAAGCCCATACTGTCTTCCGCCCCACGAAATATATGCCTGTTACACCTATTGCTGCTAATACATACGACCAATACACTACATCCACCTTTGTCTATAAACCCTAGTATCTGATACTATGTCTTTAATTATTTCATTTTGATCTGTTGATACAGGAATGATAGATGCTGTATTTGCCAAAGCCCCAGTCTTTCTAGCTTTTACCCTAGGTTTAGATACATTGTATACAGGTATCTTTTCAGGCCATAGGCCTGCCGCCTTCATTTCTCTTTCCCATTTTGCCAGCTCTTGGCTAGATGGGAACTCATTTTTCTTCTTCATATAGTTATTATACTATATGAATGTAATTCTAGTCAACTACTTTAGCAACTATGTGTTAATCCACATACGGTGCATTTGCTGTCTACGACAACGCAATCATCACACCAATCTGTGATCGCTTTATCTTCTAATTCTATATATGCTTCTAGGTTATCTAATATACCCATTAGTCTACCTTTGGTTTAAATACGCCATTCCATGAAGTCTCTGGCTCTTCTGGAAGCCCTGTAGCCTTGTTAATAGGCACACAATTAGGGACTCTCTTTCCACCCTTATCCTTCATTCCAACCTGCTTATATCCTGCCCAGCAAGCCTTCTCAAGGTTATTCCATTTGTCTACATGCTCATCATCTGAGATGTAATTCTTTGATATCTCTTCATCTAAAGGTAAATCAGTCATTTCTTTTCTCCATCTTCTTGCCAATCAATTCGGCTTTCTTTCTTACTTTCTCGGCTGATGCTATAGTGTGCTCTATAGAAGCTTGAAAGGATTTGCACATCTTGCATAGATCGAGCATATCAGGGTATTTAGCCCACTCTGCTCTATTTGTCTCTATTGAACATGTCTTGCACATTGGTGTAGCCATAGTATTGCTTTCTACTAATAGGGATTATACCCTTATAGTACTATTATACACCTATTGCTTTACATCAAAGAAGAGTATGATATTTGCTCTCTCCCCGCCCAAAACCTTATTGACTGAATGGGGATAGTTCTCATCACCCTTAAAATAAACTAATGTGCCCTCATCAGGCTTATATGCAGTTGGAGTGTTTTCATCATAGAAGCAGATTTCTCCACCATCGTAATCATCAGTTAAATAAAGTAAAGCTGAGTATCCTATGACTCCATATCCATCGACACCGCCGTATGCATCTGTGTGGTAGCCAAGCTCTTCACCTTCACGCAATACCTGATATAGGACTCTATTGATTGAGATTTGATCCTCTGGGAAGCCAAACTCTCTCTGAATTGCCTCTACGATTAATTTAATATCAAAATAGAATGTTGCATCAGGATCATTAATGAATTGCTCAAAAGGATATAATTGCTTACTAAGTAGACCCATAGGGTTAACCTGTACCTTTGATCTTAAAAAGGCATGAAGGTCTTTAGCTGATTGTTTTGAAATAAAGTTATCTACTACTGTAGGTTGCATTTACTTTCCTATTCATATAAGGTCAACGTAGTTGACTAATTGTGCTCTACCGCCGCCGATTTCACTAATTGCGATCTATTTTGTGTAATGTTTAGAATTGGACTTAAGTAGTGCCTTATAAGCTCTCTTAAACTTCCAGTATTTGATAGGGTATTTCCATTTATTAATCACTTCTCTATTATACATTAGATTCCTTTGCTTCACGAGCCCACTGGTCTTCCCATAGTCCCATAAGCGATTCGTTGCCGATATCGTCAAAGTAGTATCTCTTGTTTACTGGATTAAAGGTCCATCCGTACCATCTATCGCCTTCCGACCAGGTTAGGTTGGTTGGGCTTTCATGTTCCATCCGCCACATTGTCTTATCTAAAGACTGATATAGCCTAACCTCATCAAAGATTGCATGCCTTAATGAATCCCATCTGAAAATACGATTTACTAACCAATTAATCATTATCTGGTTCCTTTTCCCATGTAAGCTTTCCATCTTTATATACTGGCCAATAACCTAATGACCGCCAGTCCATCTTCATAATCTTAGGCTCTCTCATATAAATAGTATACTATATAAGTCAGGTACTGACAATACCCTCTCTACCGCCGCACTTTTCGCACTTTTGATCAATTATCGTCAAAAGACTCTATTTGCTTAATAGCCCAATCTTCAAACATCTTTACTAAGTTTACGTTATATTCTTTTATCTCATCTGCTACCGCCATACATTCATTACATAATATAAATAGATCATTATATTTGTTTATATAAGGATACATTTCGCCTCTGTAATGGCAGATATAGCACATGGTTAGCTTATATAATAATTATTCATATGCTTTTTGCATACGGTTATTATTGTTGCTCCAAGTTGATCCCAGTACAATCCTGGCTCATTGCAGTAATGACATCTATCATCATCTGGTTTATTAACGTCAATTGTCATATCTATCTTTTATCCTTCGCCATCTTCCCCATTGTGTTGGTACATCAAGTCCAATATACTCCTGACCTGTCTCTAAGTCAACGAGCAACCATTTTCCTGGAGCTTTTGTATGTATAGTTAGGTTAACAGCTTCTTCAAATTCATGAACTTCTGCCCCTTGATACATTTTAGGTAAGAAGGGATATACATTGTTCAATAGCTTTCTCATATAATACTATTATATCTTATTTAAAATGCTAAATCTCTTGGGATCATTATTTCACAATTATCACAATAATCATAGGTTGATCCAGTGTATGGGCATTGTCCTGCTTCAATTAAATTGTGTCCCTTAAAATAACATTTGATTCTATTTAAATAATGCTTCATGGAACAATCCTTTTAATTTCATAAAAACACTCAGGGCATTCGCCTATGTGTAACCATTTACCTGATTCTTGTATTACTAATTCGTTTAGCTTACCTTTGACACTCTTTTTACATATTACACAATATGCTTCAAGATATACTGTCATCTCTTCCAGGAGCCGCTCTCGCTTGGGTCTGGGTCTGATGGGTGTTCTGATATAGGTTCGTCTGGTGGCCTGCCGTGTGAACCGTCACAGACGGGATAAGAGGCAGATCTACCGCACTGACATATTACGACAGCGCCATATTCTGTAGGCATTATGCTGAAAGTATCTTTGATAAAGCATTAATTGTTGCAGAAATTCTGCCAATATCTCTTAGCTGTTCTACTGTATATCCTTCTTCTTTAAGCGTTTCATAATGTGCTTTAACGCAGAAGTGGCATTTACCAATAATAGATGATGCTAATGAGTATGCTTCAAATTTAGCTTTAGTTGTTCCGCCATGCGTTGAAATTGCATTCATTCTTAATTGTGCTGGTAAACCTTTTAGATTAGGGTCATCAGCCATTTCAATAAATGGATACCATACATTGTTTTGTGCCATGATAGAACCAGCTGTAAGGGCCGCATTCTTTTCAACCTCATCGGTTGCGCTTGCAACTATAAAAGTAAGAAGCTTAGCATTTCCTGTTGCAAATGCTGCTGCTATTGAAAGATATGTAGCATGCTCAGGATCAATAGTTGATCTATTAATAACTGCATCAAGATTTAATTTGATGTCCTTTGCATACTCTGGAAGAGAATCCTTAAGCTGGTCTACCCATGACATTATAGAGTTTCTCCTCCGAGTGGTCTGTTGCATGCACACAGTTCACCTGTTTGGAGTGCATCTAATACACGCAAAGCCTCATCAGCATTACGACCAACATCTAAATTATTACATGTAACATGCTGAATGATGTTGTCTGGGTCTACAATAAATGTAGCACGATAAGTTACACCAGATGAGTGGTGAACTCCAAGATCATTAGCCAACTGATGTGCAGTGTCTGCAAATGACCATGAGTTAGTCTTTTTAAGATCATCATGTGCATTTCTCCATGCGATCTTGCAAAATTCATTATCTACTGAGCCTGTAAGCAAAACAGTATCTCTATCATTAAAATCATTTACTAAAGCATCATATGCAACGATTTCTGTTGGGCATACAAATGTAAAATCCTTTGGATAGAAAGCGATAATCTTCCATTTTCCTGGGAATGAGTCTTGTGTAATTATTTCAAATGAGCTATCTTCATAAGATAATGCCCCTGGCTTAACGCCCGTTACGGCAAAGTTGCCTAACTTTTCTCCTACTGTTTTCATATTATTGTGCTATCCAATACTTTATCAACAGCATCATCTATTGTTGGATAATGCTCTTTGGTACAACTACCGCATTCTCTACACACGGCTAAACTTTCTTACGGCCCGTTTTCTTCGGTGGCTTTGGAACAAGACTTGTTTCTCTTCTTATTCCATGTCTGTTTGTATCCACTTTTAAACCCTGTCTAGGGTATTTCTTTGGGGTTCTTTCGCTTGTAACAGCACCAGCAGGTGCACCAGCGTTAGCTGGTGGCACCATGCCAGTACCATCTTCTTTTTTAAAACTATTAGTCATTGTCGTCTTCTACTTCTCCGCTTGGGTTATATGTAGATTCGGAATCCCGATCTTTAATACCGCTAGATGAGAGACTATCAATGTCCCCACCAAATATATTTGGCACTACCATCATTGGTGAATTTGGAGACTCAATGTTTCCATTGTTTCCACCCATACCGCAACCGCACATTACGCACATTAGTTACAGTTCTCACAATTCTTAACAGCACATGGGGCATCGCCTCTTGTGTCTCTTGTGCACTCTACTTTTGTAGAAACTGCTGCTGCAACGTTAGCTGCTGCTGAAATTACTGCTGCTTCAAATGTTGGAGCAACAATCTCTTCTTTTTTGAATAGATCCATTCTTACTTTCCGCCTTGGTTTACGCCAGCGCTATCCTGTGTAGACTTATCTGTTGCAGCAAATGCTGAACCTGGATTGTCTGAGTAGTGTGCGTTTATATCGTTTGTTCCTGCTGGCTTTGCAGCTTCGAATCCGCCACCGTTAATTCCGTTTGTTGTCATTTTATTACTCCTATAGGTTGTATTTAGATGGGTCTAGAAATCCATCTATCCCTCTATTATAGCATTATTGTTATTTAGTTGACTGGTACTTCTGGGACTTCTTCCCATGGAGTTGCTCTATGCATTCCAGAATACTTGCATGGGCAAGCAATTCTAAATGGACTATCAAATGGAAGCCTTGTCCTAATTATAACAACAGTCAGGCAGTCTGGACAAATAAACGTAGATTGCTTCCATGGTCCAGCAATCGGGTTATTTGCAGCAATTTCTGCTTTATGCTTTAGATCTAATTCAACAGCAAGATTTTTTTGCTGCTCTAAGTCATTCATGATTTATATTTTTCATTCCAGTGCTGCTTACAGATCTCTATCATTTTAGACTCTGTAGTGGTTATATACTTTGCTTCTTCTTTACAGTCTTTGATCTCACAGATGTGGTTTCCCATTAATTACTTTGAACCCTGTGCCTTCTGACCACGATAACCAGTTTTCTTTTTATTCATTGATCCTGGCTTTTTATAACCCGCTCCATTTGGAGTTGCTGCAATTCTTTGCTCTAAAGCTTTTTTAATTTTATCGTTATGCTTTCCCATTATTTTACCTTAGTTCCAAATTTGTTCCACGCTCTTTCGTGGAGAAAAAATCCTATCATTTCGCATGCCGTGTATATAAGTGCAAATGACCCAGCGTACTCCCAATGAGCTTCGCCAGTAATAGCTTTTTCAAAAAAATAAACCATAGTCCCAACAAAACCTATATGCACTGCTGGCCATGTAATTGTTTTATATAAACTTTTTTTATTTGATTCCATGTATCTATTCTACCATTCTTTTAATTGAAAGAATACCCCAACTCAGGAATATTGTATTTAAACTGTAAGGCCGCTCTAGGCCCTGTTGTTGAAACGTCATGAATCATTCCTCTGGGAATATAAACTACATCTCCAGCGGAAACTTCAAACTCCGAATATCCTTCGGAAAGTGGATCAATGTTAGATTGACTAAAGGATCTTTTTTCTGATGCATAGAATTTCCAAATTGTAGTGCCTATGCACTGCCAATAGAAATTATCTGTCTCGTCAAAATGTGGTTCTGATGGCTGCTCTTTTGCAAAATTTATATATGCAGATAAAGCTGATCCTTTATAGGGTATTGCATTGTTAAAAATATTAAAAAATTCTTCTATTTCAGGGTACCATTCTGGCTTTGGCCCTATTACATTTAAATACAATGGGTTTTTAAATAAAACACCACGCACAAATCTTTCTCTATATGGATTGCTAGGGACTTCCGCTATCCTATGATTCCAATACTGATCATTTGTATGCTGTATAAAGCTCTCCCATTTTGGAACTACGCTACATAATGATTTAAAAACGTATGGCTTGTTAAGCTCTTTACATTCTTGTAGTATTAACTTTATCTCTTCTATAGTATACATAATAGTAAATGGTCGGGGGTTTTACCCCCCGACCAAATAGCCTACTTCTTTAGAGCAATCTTCAACTTAGGGAACTTCTTGTTCCACTTAGTTGCGAGTGCATTGTATTCCGCCTTGTACTTTGCTGCTGCAGTTGCAAGAGCAAGGTCAGATGCTGCCTTAGCAGTAACTGTTGCTGAGTCTGATGCTGACTTAGTATCTGCAAGCAACTTGTCTGCTGCAACCTTGTCCGCTGCACGACCAGCCTTTTCTGCTGCAAGCAAGTTAGATGCTGCCTGTGCATCAAGTGCACGACCAGCCTTTTCTGCTGCAAGCTGTGCTGTAAGAGTAGCAACTGTGCCATTTAGATCAGAGATGCTAAATGCTGCCTGTGCTGCCTTAGTTGGTGCAGTTAATCCAGTTACTGCTGATGCTGATGTAGCACCAGTAACAACAACTGTCACTGTTCCAGCAACTCCAACTGCAAGGGATGCAGTCTTTGAGCCAGCAACTAGTGTTGTATCTGCTGTCGCTTCTGCAGTTGTTGATGTAACTAATGACTTTGTGACTGTTCCATCAGCAAATGTTGATCCAATTACTGTTGCAGTAATTGTCTCTCCTGTTAGAATTGGGTTACCAAATACGTCTGTAGCAGATACAGTGATGGTTGGAATAGTTCCAACTGCTGATGCTGCTGGTACTGCAACTGCAACGTTTGATGCTGCCCCTGCAATTCCCTTAATGTAAACAATAGTTGAATATGCGCCATTGGTAATTGTTACTGTTCCAACCTTTACGCTTGTTGTATAAGCATAGACTGTAACTGCTGTTCCAGCAGATGTGATTGAAAGAGTTGATACTCCAGAGGCAGTTGTTTTAGGTGCGTCTGTTGTGTGTAGTGCAGTTACAAGTTTAACTGTATCTGATGCTACAAATGACACGACTGTCGATGTGTCTGCTGTTGCTGCAAGCGCTACAGATGTTCCAGATGTAATCTGGTTAGCTGAAGGTACTGCAACTGTTGTAGGTGCTGCAAGTGTTGTTGCGTTAGCTACTGTTGCAACCGTAACGGCAAGCGGTGCTGCCGAAGATGGTGCTACAGAAATTCCAACGATTGCTAGAGCTGCAGCGGTAGCAATTGAGATTTTCTTAAATGAATTCATCATTCTCCTTATTTTAATCTGCCTCTTAATGAGCACAGAATTTTAGTGTAGTGCATTTACTTTTACATGGAATGAACATGGATCTCCACCATCATCCCACTCTTGTGATTCTTCTTCTGTTAGCGGTGGACCATCATGAGTGTTACAAAACACGTCCGATACCCACCCTCTGTCGTAACCATTCTTAAGCCATATTTCAAACTCTAAATGATCTGCATCTATTTGTTCTAGATCCATTCCGAAAGCTCCTTTAGCATAACATGCTTGGGCTTTGCACCCATTATAGTTTTTACAGGGGTGCCAGACTTAAATAGTACCATAGTAGGTACAGAGGTTACTGAATATTCTGCTGATTTGATAGGATTCTCATCAACATTTAACTTTCCGACCCATAGACCAACCTCTTCTGATATCTCATCTAGTATTGGTGAGACCTTTTTGCAAGGTCCGCACCACGGTGCCCAAAAATCTATAAGTACCAGATTATGAGACTCTAGTACAGAATCAAAGGATTCATCTGTGACTATCATTTGTCCTTCAGTTCCTCCGCTGCTGCATTGAATCTATTCATAAAGTCTTGGATTACGAATAGTGTTGTTTCGTGTGCATTCTTTGACATTGCGCTAAATGCTTGCTGATTCTTTTCATCATCAGGCATTGCTGAGACCCATTTTTTATATAGGCCTTCAGCAACCTCCCCAATAATTTCATCCATTACGGTTAACTCAGCCATTAAGTTTTGCCAGCCATGTTGCTTTAGTCGCAGCAAGTTTATCTGCTGCTGCTTTTACTGCTGCATCGTGCTCTGCTTGTGCTGCTGCGATTGCAGCATCAACCTGCGTCTTTAATGCAGCCTTTGCTGCTGCTTGTGCTGCTGCTTGTGCTGCTGCGATTTCTGCAGCACTTGGTCCAGCCTTCGCTGGAGTATATGATAGAGCACCGCTTAAGTTCATAAGCTTTACAAATGTACCTGCTCTACCAATTGTAGATACTGTTGTATTCTTGAAAGAATCTAGAATCTGATTGTATGTATATGAAGGCTTTGAAGATCTTAGCGCCAACCATAGTCCTGCTGCAGTTTGTGTTGCTGCAGATGAACCTGAAATATTTTTAACAATATTCCCTGCAGATGGGACTGTAACATATCCTGTAGCGTAGAAGTCTAGCAATACATCGTTATTGCTTGTGCTTGCAATAAGATTTCCTCTATCAACTGAGCCAACCGCAACTGATGATTCAATACAAGATGGCCAGTCAATTCGCTTATAGTCTGATCCATTTCCTACTGCAAAGAACGTAGCAACATTGATTGCAATAAGATCTTTAATTGCTTGCTCAGTTACTGGCGTTTTAGGGCAATAGTCTGTGCCTGCTGGACCTAGGTTATGATGTCCCTGTGACATAGTGACAGCCTGAATATTATACTTTGAAGAGTTATTCTTTACCCATGTAAGGGCTTTGTCTACTGAAGAAGCTGTAGGATTAATTCTTCCGCCTGTTGGATTATTTCCTACAATTCTAATAAACACAATATTTAAATTTGGATTAGCAAGCAATAGAGCAGAAGCCATTTGTGTTCCATGCTCAAAGCCATTTGAATTAATAAAGTTTGAAGGAATTACTGCTGCACGAGGGCTTTCCTCAAATGATGTTCCGTTTGGACACAATGTAAATTCTAATATACAAACTTGAGTTACAATCTTACCTTGAAACGATGGCAATGTGTCATCAATTCCAGTATCAATAATTGCAACTGAGGGTGCCATTGGTGCGGCGCTAGCAGAATATACTGCTAGAGGTAGTGCAAGTGATAGTGATAGTAATGCAGTTATTAGTTTTTTAGTCATGCCTTAATTCTACTAAATATTAGCAGGATGTCAAGGGGTCTCTTTGGTATTCTTATACCATTTGCCAGCGTCGAGCCTGGACTCTAGGGCATCTATTTCGCTTGCATGGTCTATTGACATCTTTTGTGACTCCATTACGTTATTAATGGCAAGACTAAGTAATTCAAGAGTCATTTCCATTCTAACTACCGTCATTTCAAGCTGCCTCAGTCTTTCAGACTTTCTCATTCCATCTTCTCTCTATCTAGTAGTGTAGGTGCAGTTGCCCTACTTCCACAATTTGCACATTCCATGTCCAAAAAGTATGTGGCTATTTCAAAATCTTCAAAAATTACTTTTACATTCCAGATATTGCATCCGCAAGGACATAGGTGTGTTGGTGTTCCTCTAAGATCCATTGCGTGATCGTAATTTTCTGGCTTTAGATCATTAATATCCATAGGACCTGAGTTTTTGAGTTGCTCTATTGCTTCTTCTACAAGATTGATATAGTATATTCCAACTTTATATCTCGCTCTAAACCATTGAACAGCGACAATTACAAAAAATGTACCAGCAATTATAAACAAGGTCTTCATAAATCAATTATACACTAAACTTGGATATATGTATAGGGTGCTGCTACGCTCATATTAAACTCAGTTGCTGCTTCTAATGCTGCCTTTAAGCGTAAGCGTGGATTCTTTTGATTCTTGGTGGCATATAATGCTCCAAGAGCTATCTGTCCGCCGCTTCCTTCTGCCATGTAGTTTACAACATTTTCTCCAACATGAAAGTCTTCATCTATAGTAAAGATTCTGCCACATATTCCAACTATAAAAATTCCGCCCGTATCTTCTTCTGAAGAAGAGCCAATGCTTCCGTAGCCATTGTCTTTGAACGCAGCTTTAACTGAATCAATAAACTTAGTTCTCATAAATTTATCTAAGCCAGAGTTTGTTTTTGTTGGAGTATACTTTGGTGGAGTCCAAGAGTACTGAAGTATTTGGCCCATACGAAATGAGTCTGTGAACGCAACTCCATATTGACCAACTTTAAAAACCTTTGGTTCTTTGCGTGACAGTATCCACCCAGTTTTATCATCTGAGGCGGCATGGTCTGATCCCATGTAAACAACACCATTTTGGGCAATAGCAACAATACAAGTCATATTACTAGTATACTATTTTTATATTTTTGGTGCTAGTCCTCATTGGAATGCAGTTCTACATGTGTTAATTTAAGCATTGTTCCCTCTAATTCTGCCTTAACCCTAATTAATTCCTGCAAAGCCTCAAAATACTTGTCTTTCCATTCACTCAGATCTTTCTCTAATTTATAAAGCTTTATCTGAAGATCTTTAATCTCAAGCAAAAGTTGATCATGAGCCTTATCTGCAGCCTGAGCAATCTTTTCTTTTTTTAGCCTTTTTGAATTTATGTATGCAGTAAATAAACCGCTTATTGAAGCAGCAAATAATGTTATTAGTATTTGATATAAAGAGATATTCATTATATCTATAATTATACCTTATTATTTATATTAAATTAATAATTCAGAAGCTGTTATATCTAGCCCAATATACTTCTTTTTTGCGATATGCTCTTTGACATGATCAGCGCCATACTGTCTACCTGCCAAAATAACAATCCATCTAGGCTCTAATTTATTATCCGTACAACCCTGACACAATAATAGATTTATTGCAAGCAAAGAAGATTTTTTAGCAGATAACGCATTCTTACTCTTGTTGCACGAATAGCATAATACTTTTTCCATTTTTAGTTTACCTTAATCCATTTCATATATTTGTTTCTTTCTATTTTTTGTCTCAATGTTTCTTTCTCTTTCCATTCTTCTGGGGTCCACTTTTCTTTCTCTTTCATATACTCTGGGTCCCCCTCTTCTCTAAAATGCCAAAAGGATCTTATTAGATACTTCTCTCCTTCAATTACATTCCTTACTCCGTGGTAGTAGGGTAATCCTGATGGGAACACAATCATGTCCCCCGCCTTTGGCTTATACTTTATTACATCGTCTGAGCCTTCCATATTAAAGAGTATTTCTCCGCCTTTGTAGTCATCGTTGATGTATAGGTTTGCTGTTATGCCATGCTTGATGCCTGGCATCTTTGACCTCTCCTGCTGATAATCTGTATGGAACGGCAAAATTAAATTATGAAACTTTACTTTCTTTGTGTGATATTTTGAAAGCTGCGGGGTGGCAGTTTGCCAGTTGGGTAGGACGACATCATTTTTTTGTATATAGTCTAATGTGGTTTCTTTAAATATTTTATTAAATTCATTTATTAAAGACACAATGGTTTCATCTGTTTCTTCTGTTGTCGAACTAAATTCTAAAGGGTCACCTATATATTCATTAGTTGCAAGTCTTAAGTATAATCCAAATGCTCCCCAGTTTGTCCACTTTGATTGATCTAAAGACAGCACCTTGTTGTAGAAATCATTGCTAACTGTTTCGTGGTAAACAATAACTTTTGGTAAAAGTGTTGTTGTATTTAAATTCACTTTCTTTGTCCCCCAGGCTTTCCTTCAAGCTCAACTCTAACCCCATAGGTTTCAAGAATCTTTTTTACCATCTCTACATATTCAATAACTTGCATCTTAATTGATCCATCGTACTGAGAGAAATTATCTTCGTATAATCTAATAGCCAAAAATTCTGGATACTTTACTATATCCATCTGTAGTCCATTTACGGGCTTCTTTAGTTCTCTTATCTTAAGTGCCATTTCTTTATTGTAGAATACGGGCTTGTTTGGCTCACCAGTCCACTCATTAATTCCATATTTAAAATGATCTTTATTCTTATCAATAAACATGCTTTTCCTTTATACGCTTCCAAACATCTTTTGTCTTATGGGCATTCTTTGATTTATCTAGGGATCCAGAGCTTAGGTAGACACCGCCCCAAACTCCATAATCGCTATTTGTAATTCCTTCATCGTGGCAAATTTTAATTACAGGGCAAGATAAACAAGCTTCATCAATATTTTTTGCTATATTTATATCAGACTCATATTTATCAAAAAACAAATTGGTGTCCATACCTTTGCATAGCGCTAGGTCATACCACTTAACATCTTCTTTATCTATACCTAAATCATTTAAAATGTTTGACATATTTTTTAGACAGCTTCCAGATTCCTTCTTGGCCTATAGAAAATTTTTCTACTTTGCCCCAAGCATTTTGTCTGTACATTCCATTGATAGATGTATAGCCGCCGTTATCTTTTTTCCATATGACAAGGTCATAGTTATTCCAGAATGACTCCTGTGTTTTTGATTGAGATCTTTTAATAAAAATCTCAACGCCTTTCTCCGTTAAATATAACAAATTACTTTACCTTTTCTAGTACCCGAAGTCGGACTTGAACCGACATGCTGTGAAGCAACAAATTTTAAGTCTGTCGTGTATACCGATTCCACCATTCGGGCATATGCTGGTCCACCAGGTCTCGATCCTGGGACATCCAAATTAACAGTTTGGCGCTCTACCAACTGAGCTATGGACCAATATGCACAAAACCACTGTACTATATAATTATACACTTCGTACAGTGGCCTTGTCAATGATTTATTGGTGATATTTTTACGACATTAATCTTTTTAATTTCGTCATCTATATTAAATATATCATGAATATATTCGCTTGCGTCTTCGGTATTAAAGGCTTCTACTTCTACCTCTACATCCAATTTAATGCGATATTTATTCATAAGATAATTATATCATTATTTAGCAGATTTTTTATCTACTGCTGAAAATGCTGCGTTGATCTCTGATACAGTTAATTTTCCATCATCTAGGAAACCTCGTGCAAGCCTTTCAACTACGGTGGCGACGCCAAGAGTCCCAGCTAATATTACTGCTTTAGCTGTGCTAATTCCTACTACTGCACCTGCTCCAATTACGGATAATCCAGATGCTGCAAATACTGCAATTATTCGCATAACAATGTTATTGATACTTGCAATTGCTCCTGATCCTACCTGTGTTGGCTCTTCAATATATGCCTTTGCCATTTTTAATCCTCTCTATTTCTGATCGGACTTGTAATTATCCAAAGAGCAGTTGTTGCCATTATTCCATAACCAACAATAGTCTTTGCACTTCCGTCCAGAACTACCCAAGCAATAAACATACCAAGAAGGGTCCATGCTTGGTCAACCATATCTTTTAGGATATTCTTTATTATTCTTACCATTTTCTTCCTCCTCGTGAACCTGGTGAATTAGCTCCTGATGAGCCTCCCCCAGAACTTCCTCCGCCACCTGTTCCACCTCCAGTGGAACCAGCTGCAGCGACTCCTGCTGCATTGATTGCTGCGCCTGCAGCTACAACTGTAGCAACCACCATATCTGTTGCTTCTTCTCTTTCTTCATCTGACATATCTGCACCTATGCTTCCAAATGCAGCCAGCGCTGCTGCTGGATTTGTAAATAATTCTTCTACAAGGGCTGCTGGGTTCTGCAATAATTCTACTTGGGCAGCAACGGCTGCAGTAATTACAACAGCATTTCCATTTTCATCAGTACGAACATCTACTGGTGTTGCTGGTGGCAAATCAGAATATGATATACCTGCTGATTTTATATCTGCAGATGAAACTGTTTCTCCAGGCTTAACTGATTCAAGAAGTTTTTCTACAACAACTTCCTTTTGCTCTTCAGTTAGTTTGCCTTCTTCTGCTGCTTTCTTTAATTCTTCCGCCTCTGCTTTTGCCGCTTCTAACTCTGCAGCTTTTGCTTGAGCTTCTGCCTTTGCATCTGCCGCTTCTTGTGCTTTAGCTTCTGCTTCTGCTTTAGCATCTGCTTCTTCTTGAGCCTTTGCTTCTGCTTCAGCCTTAGCATCTGCTTCTGCTTGCGCTGCCGCTTCAGCCTCTGCCTCTAACCTATCCGCTTCCGCTTTTGCATCTGCTTCAGCTTGTTCTTTAGCTTCTTGTTCTGCTTGCGCTGCTGCTTCTTCTGCTGCTATACGATCAGCCTCTGCTTTAGCAGCGGCTTCCTCTGCGGCTACACGGTCTGCTTCAGCCTTTGCTGCCGCTTCCTCTGCGGCTTTAGCTTCTGCTTCTGCCTTTGCTGCAGCTTCCGCTGCTGCTTTAGCTTCTGCTTCTGCCTTTGCTGCAGCTTCCGCTGCTGCTTTGGCGGCTGCTTCTGCTGCTGCTGCTTGTGCAGCTGCTCTTTGTGCTGCAGCTTCCGCTGCTGCTGCTTCTTGTGCTGCTTGTGCTGCTGCAGCCTCTGCTGCGGCATTTGCAGCGGCTTGCGCTGCTGCTTGTTGCTCTGCATAATAATTAACTGTAACCTGTGCTGCATTTGTCATTGCAGTTACTGCTTCATTTACCTTTGTTGTTGCTGTATTAGCAAGGGTGTCTGCTGTTTGAACTGTTACTGTAGCGGTTTCTGTAAGCTGATTTAATGTGGCAACTTCTGCTGCCTTGACTTCTGTTTTATCTACAACTACTGCCTCTGCTGCAGTCTTTTGTGTGGTAAGAGTATTAAGAACTGCAGTATCAGTGTTAAGGGTTGTTTGTGCAGTATTAACTGCAGCAACTAATACTGGATCCTTTGTTACTATTGTGGTCGCAAATGCTGTTTGATTTGGAGTAGTAAAATATCCACTTCCATCTTGTCTCATTATTAACCAGCCAAGTATAACTGCTGATCCACCACCATTTTCATAGTACCAAATAGTGAAATCTTGTTGTTTATCTACAGCTGTGTTATAGGTTGGAGAATACTGGCTCCAGCCTCCGCCTTTATCAATCCACTCATTAATTGCAAGCTGACCATCAACATACATTTTTGCGCCATCATCTGAATGAATTGCATACTTTACTGTCACTGCTTCTTCTGGAACGGTTATTGTTCCTTCAAATTTGACAATTACATTGTCTACTCTGCCAGAATTAAATACCTGTCCGCTTCCAAACTGGTGAGCTATATAGCCAACAGTTGTTGTTGAAAGTGGTGTTGCATTCTCTGCTGGCATAGGTGGCTGTTGTCCGCCAGGGGATGCGTATGTTGTTACTTGAATTCCATTGGTAGTTGTTTCTACTGCTGAAGCATCAGCAGCAGCCTGGGCTGTAGCAAGGTTTGTGGTATCTGTAGCAACTACAGCAGTCTGTGATTCAACCTGTTGAGTTACTGTATTTAAATTTGTTTGAGCATTATCTAGATTTGTTGTTGCTATTGCAACTACTGCAGTTTGTGATTCAACTGCTGCTTGGGCTGTTGTCGCAACTGTGACTGCTGTTTCAGCAGACTGTATTGCAGTGTTAGCCTCTTGCACCTTGACTGTTGCCGATTCAACTGCTGCCTTAATTGGCTCTTGAGTTGTAGCAATTTGGGTAGCAGTCTGAGTATCTGTGTTTGGCACATTTGCTTGAATGGTTGCTATGATCGCATTACCCTGAGTCTGTGCTGCTGCTTGCAATGTATCTGCTGCTGTTTCTACCTTATCTGCAACTATCTCAACCGTAATAGGAGTCGTTGCTGTGGCGGTATCTGAAGAAGGATTGGCTGGAGTAACTTGAACTGTTGGCTCATCAGCGTTTGCTATGCTGGGTCCAAAAAGGAAAAGCCAGCCGATTATTAAAAGGCTGGTTAAAAAGTACTTAAACTTTCTAGTCAATTAGGATCTCCCAAGTAATGCAATATTTTTGCTTACTTAGTAATTATAGCAGAATGTTAGTTTAAACTACTTAGGATTATCTGTTTTATAAAAGCCATTACCTTTAAACTGTATGCCAAATGGCGTAAAGAATCGTGTCATTGTAGACTCACATTCTTCGCAAATGTATCCTGGATCGTCTTCTGATATTGATCTTGTTACAGAAAGAGTTGCATGTGCATCATCTTCTGAACACTTATATTCGTATACTGGCATCATTTCCCTTAAGTTTGGTGAGCAGTTTTAATACATGCTCAGGTATAGGTGTACACCCGATTATTTTATTTTTAGAATTTTAGGTTGTTTTTCTTTAGGTAGATTTCTAACAACATGAATGTGTAGCATTCCGTCCTTTAGCTCTACATTTGAAACTTCCATGTATTCACTTAGTTCAAAAATTCTTGTGAACTTACGTGCAGCGATTCCTTTATGAACTACCTCTGCGTCTGTTACCTCTGTAATTTCACCTGTAATCCAGAGACTTCCGTCTTCAATTGATACAGTTAAATCTTCTCTTGTGAATCCAGCAACTGCCAGCGATAGCTGGTAGTTATCTTCGTCTAGCTTTAATAAATCATACGGCGGAAATGCTGTATTATTTACCTTACTTAGACTATTGAAACGCTCCAACTCTCGGTTGAAACCAATAAAAAATGGATCCTTGAAAAGATCCATGGCGAATTGTGTTACCATTTTGTGCTCCTTTTAAGCGAGTTAAATTAGTACCCCCTAGCGGCAGGTACCACTATATTGTACAATAGAAGTATGGGAAAAGTCAACATAGATAAAAATATAGTGCTAGTTAAGGACATAATAACTCAAGAGGAGTCTGATAGTCTTATAAGCCTTATAGAAAATGCTACTGAAGAAGAGTGGCGAGGATATCAAAACGATGTTGAATTAAATGGAATTCAGATCAATGCGGCTTATGGTAGCTGGAAGACACAAATGCTTAATCTAGAATTTGCCCCGAACCTATTAGATAAAGTCAGGCCCTTGCTAGACGATATACAGGAAAGATGCAACAGAGAGATTAAAGATAACTACGGCAAAGACTACATAGTGGACAATCTTTACAGCATATACAGGTTTCAAGAAGGCGACATGATGCATGAGCACCACGATTCTGGCCTAAGCCCTAAGATTAAAAATGGTGTGGTTATTTATTTGAACGATGATTTTGAAGGCGGACAAATCTATTATCCTAAAGTAAAAATTGAAGTTAAGCCCGTGGCAAATGCTTTGCTTATACATCCAGCAAACATGATTTACCGACATGGAGTTAAGCCAGTAACTTCTGGCACTAGATATAGTTTAGCTGGGTTTGCTAGAATTCTATAAGGCTTCTTTTATTGCATCCTTATACTCAATATTTTTTACTTTATATGTAAATACCATACCTGCTCTTGGTCCAATTCTTTTTACAGCATGCTGGGCTCCCATAGGAACAACAATTACATCCCCTGGCTCTAGAATAAAAGTTTCGTATGGATCTTTATCATCCTTATTAATCCTTGTTTCCCATATAGTAGAACCTATACATTGCCAATGCACGTTATCCCAGTCGTCTTGGTGCGATGGTGTATCTGGTTCTGAGGATGTAAAGTTAATAAATGCTGTTGAGCCACCACTTGATTCACTGTATACGGAATCAAAAAATCTTTTTACAGCCACACCCTCTGGGAAAAATTGTTTAGCTCTTAGGGGTGTGCATACGGCATCTCTAACTTGCAAATAAAAGTTATGCTTTTTAAATATTCCATATATAGCTTCATATCCCTTGTCTGGCTCTGAAACATACGGAGGCTCTTTTGTTGATTGATAATCAAGGTGATTAATAAACTGATCCCATGTAGGTACTATTGGAAATATACCCTTAAAAACATACGGTAAATTTTTTTCAGTAGTTTCTTTTATAATCTGCCTTGCTTCTTCAACGGTATATTTCATTACTTACCAGACTTCTTTCTGGCCCTAGATAGTGCTTCAAAGTCTTTTACCTTGGTTTCTCCCAGGTATCCCCAGGCGTATCCGTCTGATATCATTTGCTCATTAATAGATACTGATTGATCATCAATAAACAGCCATCCAAGGATTCTGCCATACTTTTCAGATGAGTCCATCTTTTCTGTTTTAATCTTTATCGACTTAGCATCTTTTAGCTTGTATTTTAAATACTCTTTAGCCTCTAGCCCTAATTTTTTTTCTGCAAGATCTTTAGTTCTTGATTCTGGAGTATCTATTCCAGCTAGCCTTACTCTTGATGCAAATAGAATATCAAAACCTAGATCGATGAGGACATCAATTGTGTCCCCATCGACTACGCCTTCTACTTTTCTAACGTAATACTCGTACATTATTTCTTTTTTACTGCAGCTTTTTTGACTGGTGCAGCCTTCTTAGCTGGTGCAGCCTTCTTAGCTGGTGCATCCCAATCTGGGCGAGCAACTGCCATAACTAGGCTGTAAGCTCTCTTCTTAAGAAATACTCCGTCACCGTTTGACTGTGATCCCTTAGAATCTCCGCTAGTGTTTCCTTCAAAACAGTGTAGGTTTTTACCATCATTCTTGTAAACAATTCCTACATGCTCTGTATCGGTTGGCGTCTTGTCAAAGTTAAAGAATACAACATCTCCTGGCTGTGCCTGTCCAATTGGAACAATTCTTTTATTCTTTGCAAACCATTGTGCTCCTGCATCGCAAGATGCAAAGCCTTTCTTTGTTGAAGCTGCAACTAGGTGTACTAGTCCTGCATCATCAAAGCATCCTGATACGAACATTGCACACCATGGCTGATTGTTCATTCCATAACGCTTGCCAAAAATTGTATCGTTATTTGGTCCTTCTGCATACTTTTCATCAGCATACTTTTTAGCTGCTGCTAAAACCTTGATTGCATTTGGGTGTCTTGTTTCTGTTGCCATTTCTATCTCCTATTATCTACTTAGATTGTTAATATGCAATATAGATAGCTTTTCTATATTGACATGTTTTGGTGCCATGATTGACCATCTGATAGCCTCTGCGACATCCTCTGCATTTAAAGAGTTTCCTGGATCCCTATCGCCTCTGCTATTTACATTTCCTGGTGCAATCTCTGTTACTCTGATATTACTTTGAAATAATTCAAATCTTAAAATTTCAGCAAGAGCTACTTCTGCATGCTTTGCTACCGTATAGCTACTTCCTCCACGATATACAAAATGTCCAGCCATTGATGTAACCAATACTACATTTCCTCCGCCATTTTTTATCATGATTGGAGCAATCTGCTTAGTTAAATTTGCTGCACCGACTACGTTTAAATCAAAAGACTTATTCCAGTTCTGTATATCATCATCCAGTATGCTGTTTGGAAGGTTAAACCCTCCTCCTGCATTGTTTACAAGAGCTACAACATTTCTTCCTACTAGTTTTTGACAAAACCCATACACTTGATCTACATTTGTTATATCTACAGTATGAACTTCTATGTCTTCACTTTTAATTGTTTCCAACTGATCAGAATCTCTTGCAATTGCTACTACATGATATCCATTTTCTGCTAACATCTTGGCTGTTGCTTTGCCGATACCATAAGAAGCGCCAGTCACGACAACAATATCTTTTTCATTTTCCATTATATTAGTATACCATTTCTATTTAGGCTTTGGGTATAACCCTAAGCAGTGCCTCCAGATGGTCTCGAACCATCGACCCGCAGATTAAAAGTCTGCTGCTCTACCAACTGAGCTATAGAAGCGCACCCCTGGCTGGAATCGAACCAGCGACCAACAGATTAGAAGTCTGTTGCTCTTCCGCTGAGCTACAGAGGTATTTAATTATTATAGTATTTAAATTAAATATTGTCTATAGCAAATAAATCTGCATAATGTGCATGTGCATGTGAACCCATATGCTCCTGTGGGTCCGTGCCTACCTTAAAAAACCTTGGGTCTATTGCTTCTATGTCTTTGTGACATTGACTGTAGTCACACTGGGTGTCAGCTACACTGCTAACATAATTTTTAAATCTATAGTTATTTTTATTAAAATGAACATTTAATTCATTATGCCATGTAGCCCACTTAAAATCTATATCTGTTTGAGATATGTACTGCTCCAACATCTTTATTGCAATAAGGTTTGCCCTAAATGGAACAGTAGTAGGCATTATTTTTTCTATAGCAATAGGCATCTTTTCATATTTTAACATTGATCTATCTGCATCAGAAACAGTATTTAAAAACTCACCTATCTTGCCCTGCGAATTCTGTATGAATGTATTTTCGTTTGCTGCTTTAATAAACTTAAATCTTAGAAAATCTGGCAAAAGCAACCTTAAATATTTTGGGTGGCCATACTCTTCAAAGTATTTGAATACATCTTCTACCATTGCAATAGTGCTATTACCTGGGTACGAAAGATTGTTGTATGTGATTCCATTATTTTTAGCAAGCATGTGTGTCCAAGTTAAGTTCTCTGGAACCCCCACCCCAAAAGATTGAGAGCACCCAGAGGTAAGAAGGTCTGACTCACACAAGTCTGGGCCTCTGTATCCATGTGAGTTTACAGAATAATCTAATTCTATTTTCCCTTTATATGTAAATTTTTTATAGCTTACTCCTAATAAAAGTTCATCAACCATATTGTTTTTTCTATATTGCGATTTAATTAGCTCTTCGTACAAATTATCTTCGGCTAAATCTGATGTTAAAATACCAAAAAAATCAAGAGGGTATTTATCTTTATCCCAAACTAATCTTTTCATTTAATCTCCTATGTGTGCCAGGTAGGACTTGAACCTACGATTACCGAATTATGAGTTCGGGGCTTTAACCAACTAAGCTACTGGCACCTAGTTGAATTATACTTTTATTACCTGATATCGTCAATAGTTAGGCTTGTTGCTAGATAGTTAACTATAGGGTCATAATATTCTTGCTTCATGTGATCGTTTAATAGTATGTTAATTGGTTTTTTGGGCTGCTTGTATGGTTCTATCATGTCGTCACCTATGATATCCCTTGTATTTATAGGCTCACGTAATCCACGCTCCAAGCATTGTTTTTTAAGCTCATCAACAAATAATAAATGCTGCTCATGTCTTCTTTCAAACTCAATATCTGGATCGCTTCTATTTTCAACCCATCCATTTGTAATAAAGCATATAAACTGAGGAAGAGGCTCCATAAAAACAACCTCACACTTGTCAAACTTATTAAGAGCATTGTCAATATATCTAGAAACAACTTCTTTTGCATTAATATAACCAGGTAGGTTAGTCTGTGGGAGCCAATTCCTTATGTCTATATACCCAAGCCAAGGAACAACTATCCTTCCAGGCTCATTCCACTCATCTAGCTGCCTTTTTTGTGTACCGCTTGCAAAGTTTTCAAAATCAAAATTTAAAGCTGACCTTCCTGGGTGTGAAGACATCCATAGCTGTAAATCTTTATCTTCATGTGTTTTTAAATAGTCTTTTAGCCATATATCTCTTCCCTCTTCTAGCATATGGGTAACATAGTTTTGCTCAGAGTATTGATATTCTAGCTTTCTATCTTTTAAAAAGAATACGTCTGGCACACAATTGCCTATCTTTGATGTATGAGAGTCTCCTATAACCAATATCCTCTTCATCGAATCACCTTTGCGTTATACATAGCTTCCCAATTTCTAATATCATTTTCATCATTAAGTAGAGGCTGACCCTTAATGTTTAGGCTTGTATTCAAAAGCATTGGTACTCCAGTCTGCAGATAAAATTTATTTAGAACCCTCCAAAGACCTCTATTTTCTTTTCTATTTACAGTCTGAACTCTAGAAGTTCCATCTGCATGAACTACAGAAGGCACAAGCTCTGGCTTTAAGCACTTAACTGTATACTGCATATAAGGACTTGCAAAGTCCATATCGAACCACTTTGAAGCACACTCCTCCATAACAACTGGAGCAAATGGCCTAAATAATTCTCTTTGCTTGATTAAGTTTACTTTATCTTTGATGCTTGGGTCCCTTGGATCGGCCAATATGCTTCTGTTTCCTAAAGCTCGTGGGCCGTATTCTGCTCTTCCAGTTGCAACAGCTACTATGCCATCCTTTAAAATTCCTTTGACAATTTCATTAACTGGGTATTCTCCTCCAAGATCGTAACCGATGTACGGATCTTTCCAATCTAAATGTTTTCCATAAAATGCTGCGGCTGCTCCAAGGGAACTTCCTGCGTCTCCTGGATTTGGCATAATCCAGATCATATCAAAAAGCTTCCAGAGGGATGTGTTTGCGGATGAGTTAAGTGCACACCCTCCCATAAACACAAGGTTTTTTTTATTTGTAATCAGCTTTGCCATTCTCATGAATTCCATAAGTCTGGTTGTGTATACCATTTGTACTGCTGCTGCAATATCAAATCTATCTTGCTCGGTTATCTCCATGCCCCAGTCATGGATGCCCATGTGAAAATTATATTTTTGTGCGTGGTAGTTTGGAAAGTATTCATCTACTTCTTTGTAGTATCTTTTCCAGTCTCCATAGGCAGCCATACCCATCATAATATACTCTTCTTGATTTGGCATGAGGCCAATTAATTTTGTAAAAGCGGAATAAAACAATCCAAAGCTTACTGGATAGTTTTGCTTATGCTTTAGTTTAATCTTATCTCCCTCTCCCACCCAAACAGTTGAAGTATTATATTCCCCTATTGCATCAAGTACTACAATGACTGCATCATTAAATGGACTAGTATAATATCCTGCTGCTGCATGTGAGTAATGGTGCCCAAAAGATTTGCGTGGCAAACCATCTATATTGAACCTTGGCTTCCAGTCTCCTGCACCACCCTTTAAAAATAGCCTGGAGGCCTTTAGGAGGGGTTTCTCGTAGTAGGCTATAGCATCAGGTGACCCATACGATAAAGCATCATTAACTAAACTATCATTGATATACCAATCATTTTTTTGCTTGCTATATCTTTCTGCATGTCCAGCGAATAATATCTTACCGTCTTCAATTAAACAAATAGAAGCATCGTGTGATGTTTCATTAATTCCTAAGATTTTCATTAATATATAAACCTATTTTTCTTTTTCTTTTTAAACTTTTTTATAAATCTGTATATATAATATCTAATAGCTATCACAAT